TTAATGCGTAAAAATAATGTATATTCGCATATAGTTGACTTGACGCATGGCAACAGGAAAAAGGCTGACCGAATTATTTGGAGTCTCCAAGGGCGTTTTGAGCATGGGCGCATCATCTTGAATAGTGATGAAGATTGGGATGTCTTTCTTGACCAACTGTTGTTATTTCCAGCACAAGGGGTTCACGATGACTTACCAGACTCGCTCAGTTATCTTGACCAGTTAGCGGTCACTTCCTATTTTGAGGGAGATGAAGACGAAGACTGGCAACCGATGGACATAATTGCGGGAGTTTAAATGGCAGACGAACTAAAGCAAAACGAATTTGTAGAACCAACAGAGGGCGACAAAGAATTGGTTGCTTTTGTTGTTGACCATTGCGATAGATGGCGTGACTACCGAGACTCTAACTATCTCCAAAACTGGACAGAATATGAGCGCATTTTCCGTGGTGAGTGGGCATTAGAAGACTCTACCCGTGAATCAGAGCGTAGCCGACTAATAACCCCTGGCTCACAACAAGCCGTAGAAACCCGTCATGCAGAGATTATTGAAGCAATCTTTGGTCAAGGCGAATACTTTGACATCAAAGATGACATCCAAGACATTGACGGCAACCCAATGGATGTTGGCAAACTCCGTGAACAACTCATGGAAGATTTTGCTAAAGACAAAGTAAGAAAATCTATTGATCAGATCGTTTTGATGGGAGAAATCTATGGCTCTGGCATAGGCGAGATCATCGTCAAGACAGAGAAAGAATACTATCCTGCGACTCAGCCAATCCCAGGCGAGACTACCCAAGCCGCCATTGGCGTAATGGAAAAAGATCGCATTTCTGTACGAATCAATCCTGTTAATCCTAAGAACTTCATCTTTGATCCTAATGGTACAAGCGTAGAAGACTGTCTAGGCGTTGCTGTGGAGAAGTTTGTCTCCATGCACAAGATTGTCCAAGGCATTGAGGCAGGGTTGTATCGTAAAGTTGACATCGGTGAAGATGGCGATGATGAAGGCCTTGAGCCTACCCAAGAAAATATGCAGTTTAAGGACAACAAGGTTCGCTTGTTGACTTACTACGGCTTAGTTCCAAGAGAGCATCTTGAGAATCTTGAAGAGCAAAAAGACATTGTTGACCTCTTTCCTGAGAGTTCAGCCGCAGACGAGTACACAGACTTAGTTGAAGCCATCATTGTGATTGCCAACGATAATTTGTTACTCAAGGCAGAGCCGAATCCTTACATGATGAAGGATCGACCAATCATTACCTATCAAGCCGATACTGTGCCTAACCGCATTATGGGAAGAGGAACGATTGAGAAAGCCTACAACATGCAAAAGGCGATGGATGCACAAATCCGTAGCCATTTAGACTCACTTGCCCTGACAACTAGCCCCATGATTGCTATGGACGCTACCCGTCTACCACGGGGTGCTAAGTTTGAAGTCAAGCCAGGCAAAGCAATTTTGACCAATGGCGCACCTTCTGAGATTTTGATGCCATTTAAGTTTGGCACGACTGACCAAGGAAACATACAAACCGCTACTGCTTTCCAAACGATGCTGTTACAGGCTACTGGTACGCTAGATTCGCAAGGATTAGTCTCTGCCGTAGCCCGTGATGGTGGTCAAGGCGGTATGTCTATGGCAATTGCCTCCATTATCAAGAAGTACAAGCGCACTTTGGTGAACTTCCAAGAAGATTTTTTGATGCCGTTCATCAAAAAAGCGGCTTTCCGCTATATGCAGTTTGACCCAGAGCGTTATCCTTCTGTGGACATGAACTTCATTCCTACGGCTACGCTTGGCATCATTGCCCGTGAGTACGAACAACAGCAATTCATTGGTCTATTACAGACTTTAGGGCCAAACACCCCTGTCATGCCATTGATTTTAAAGGGAATTGTGGGTAATAGTTCGTTTACTAACCGCTATGAACTCATGGATGCGTTGGAAAAGATGTCTGCACCTGATCCACAAGCGCAACAAATGCAACAAGCACAGCAACAATTGGCTATGCAAGCGGCACAAGCACAGATTGCCGTCAATACGACTCAGGCTGAACAAAATCGTGCTGAAGCGACTAAGACAATGATGGAAGCACAGTTAATGCCTGAAGAAATCAAGGCTAAAGTGATTGCATCTACCACTAATAATCTACCAAACCAAGACGAATTAGCATCTAAAGAGTTTGATAAACGAGTTAAGATTGCTGAATTGATGTTGAAAGAGTCTGACATTAAAAATAAGGCAAAGATTGTTGAAATGCAAATGATGGATAAACAAAATCAAAGTCAAAAAGACAATGAATTTCTAAAAAGCATTATTGGTAATCAATGAAATTAACTGATGTAATTTTTTCTGACGTTTCAACAGAAGCAAAGGTAACTGCCATTGCTGTTTTGTTGGACAAAGAGTTGCCAAAACTTACAGAAAAGGTCTTGATTGTTCAAAAATTAGAAGGCCCAGAGGGGAAACAGGGCAAACAAGGACAAAAGGGTGATACTGGTAAGGCTGGAGTTGATGGTAAAGATGGCGCAAATGGTATTGATGGTAGAAACGGCATAGATGGCAAAGATGGTCAAGATGGCGTCTCTGTTGTAAATGCAAAAGTAGATTTTGATGATTCTCTTGTCTTTACATTGTCTGATGGCAAAACAATCAATGTTGGCGAAGTAAAAGGCGAAAAAGGCGAAAAAGGTGATCGTGGTGCGGCTGGATTATCTGGTGCAATTGGAGGATCAGGCTTTTATAATGCTGATGGTGGTTTATATAATTCAATCTATGGCGGCACAACTGCCCTAGACGCAGGGAGTCCTTAATGGCTATTCAGATTCAGTTAAGACGAGGTACTGCAAGCCAATGGACAACGGCAAATACACTCCTTGCTCAAGGAGAAATTGGTTTAGAAACGGACACATCCAAACTTAAACTTGGTGATGGCTCTACGCTATGGAATAGTCTGTCTTATTTTAGTGCTGGTAGTGGAGTCACTGATGTTACCGCAACATCTCCAGTTGCTTCATCAGGCGGTTTAACTCCTGTAATCTCCTTATCAAGCGGTTATGGAGATACGCTAAACCCATACGCAAGTAAGACTGCTAACTATGTTTTAGCCACACCAAATGGTTCTGCTGGAGTACCGACATTTAGAGCAATCGTTGCCACAGATATTCCTACTCTTAACCAAAATACCACAGGTAATTCGGCAAATGTAACTGGAACAGTAGCCGTAGCAAATGGTGGAACTGGATCAACCACCGCATCAGGTGCTAGGACAAACCTTAGTGCCGCATCTTCTGGTTCAAATACAGATATAACTTCAATTGCTTTAACAACAGGTACAGTTTCTACTGCTCCAAGTTCAAGCACAGACATTGTTAATAAGTCTTATGCAGACTCTATTGCAAGTGGTGTTAACTTTCATGCGGCCTGTAACTATGCAACAACAGCAACTTTAGGAACAGTTACATATAACAATGGAACTGCTGGTGTTGGTGCAACACTAACAAATGGTGGAACACAAGCGGCATTAACCATTGATGGATATACATTTACTGGAACAGATGTTACTAATGCAACTCGTGTTTTAGTAAAAAATCAAACTACTCAAACTCAAAATGGCGTATATATAGTAACCAATCAAGGTTCTGCATCTACAAATTGGGTCTTAACTAGAGCAACAGATTACGATACAAGTGGTTCTGGTACTAACGAAATAGACATAGGTGATTTAATACTTGTTATATCAGGAACAGCAAACTCTAATACATCTTGGGTTCAACAAACACCATTACCGATTACTGTTGGTACAACAAATATTGTATTTATACAGTTTGCCGCTATTCAGACCTATACGGCTGGTACTGGATTAAGTTTATCTACAAATCAGTTTTCAATTACTAATGTTGGAACAGCAAATACTTATGGTTCATCAACAACAATACCAGTTTTAACAACTAATGCTCAAGGACAAGTTACAGCGGTCACTAATACGGCAATAGGAACACTTAACCAAAACACAACTGGTTCAGCCGCTACTCTTACAACTGGAAGAACATTAGCCATTACAGGTGACTTGGCTTACACAAGTCCAAGTTTTGATGGTTCTGCAAATGTGACTGCCACAGGAACACTTGCAACAGTTAATACAAATGTTGGCTCGTTTACCAATGCAACTCTTACAGTAAATGGTAAGGGTTTGATAACTGCCGCATCAAGTGGTACTGCACCAGTTACATCTGTAACTGCGACAAGTCCTGTTGCATCAACGGGTGGAGCAACACCAGATATATCAATGCCAGCGGCTACTACATCAGTTAGCGGTTATTTGACTTCTACTGATTGGACTACTTTCAATAGTAAAGGTAGTGGAACTGTAACAAGTGTAGCGGCACTCACATTGGGAACAACAGGAACTGATTTAAGTTCTTCTGTGGCTACTGGCACTACAACCCCAGTAATTACTTTAAATGTACCAACTGCATCGGCTACAAATCGTGGCGTATTAAGTTCAGCAGATTGGACAACATTTAATAATAAGGGTTCTGGCACAGTTACTTCTGTAACTGGAACATCTCCTGTTGTTTCAAGCGGTGGCACAACTCCAGCAATCAGCATGGCGGCGGCTACCGCCTCAGTAAATGGATATTTAACTTCTACCGATTGGACTACGTTTAATAACAAAGGTAGCGGAACAGTTACAAGCGTAGCGGCAACTGTTCCATCATTCTTGTCTGTTACTGGTTCACCAATTACAACAAGTGGAACATTGGCAATTACATTGTCTGGTACTGCTCTACCAATAGCAAATGGTGGAACTGGTGCAACGACATTGGCTGGTGCTTCTATCACTACCTATTCAGGTACAGAGACACTAACCAATAAACGTATTGACCCAAGAGTTACTTCAGCGGCATCAGCATCATCTTTAACGCCTAGCATTGCTACGGCAGATGTCTACGCATATACAGCATTAGCGGCAAATTTAACTATCAATGCACCGACAGGAACACCTGTTGATGGAGATAAGTTGATATTTAGATTATTAGATAATGGCACAACTAGAACTTTAACTTGGGATGCGACCTATACAGTTATAGGAGTTACTTTGCCAACATCAACAACAGCAAATAAAACTTCATATGTAGGTTGTATTTATAACGCCAACAACACTCGTTGGGATGTAATCGCAGTAACCACACAGGCTTAATATGATAAAGATTGACTTTTCTTTTCATTCACAATACGGCACTTTTGCAGATGCTTTATGGTTAGAAGATGACCACGGACTAACCCAAGAAGAAATCAATGCCATGCAACGGCAAAGGTTTGATAACTGGGTTGCCATAATAACTGCGCCTCCATCTGAGGAAGAATAATGGCTAATCGTTACTGGGTACTTGGTTCAGGAACTTGGGACGCAACCACTACAACTAACTGGTCTGCAACATCAGGAGGTACTGGCGGGGCATCTGCACCCACTTCTGCCGATGATGTTATTTTTAACAATCTCTCAGGTGCGGCTCCCACAGTAACTATCGGCACAAATGCCACTTGTGGCGCAGTTACCATTACCGCTCCTACATCTGGCACATTGACGTTTGCTTTTAGTACGACAGGTAACTTAAACTTTTCTGGGAATTGGTCTAACCCATCAACGCTTTTTGCGTGTACAGGGGCTGGCAATACAGGCATAAATTATGTTGGTTCAACATCCAGCACATTTACAACCAATGGCATATCGTTTCCAACAACAGTTATTGTTAATGGAACAGGAACTTTAACTCTTGGTAGTGCATTTACAACAACAGTATCATTTACTGTTACACAAGGAACATTTAGCACAAGCGCATCAAATTATTCATTATCAGCCGCTCTCTTAAGTTCAAGTAATACAAATACAAGAACAATTAGTTTAAATGCTTCAACAGTTACTTTAAGTTTGGCTACCCCAGTAAATTTTTCTACATCAACAAATCTTACATTTAACGCAGGAACATCAACAATAAATTGTTCTTCCTCAACTGGTACATTTGTTGGTGGAGGTCAAACTTTTTACAACGTAGCATTTACATCGACAGCACTTACATCACCATCAATAACAGGCGCAAATACATTTAATAATCTATCTATAACTGGTAGGACAACTGTTGGTATTGGCGTATTAAGTCTTAGCGCAAACCAAACAATTAACGGAACATTTACAGTTAGTGCTGGTACTGCATCTGCATATCGTATGCAGGTTTCCTCTGATACTATTGGTACTACTCGCACATTAACTTGTGCGGCAATATCTTTAACTGATACCGATTTTAGAGATATAACTATTTCGGGTGCGGCATCTCCTGCTTCTGGAACAAGACTTGGGGATTGCAAAGGTAATAGTGGAATAACATTTCCTGCGGCTAAAACTGTTTATTATGGTCAAACAGGTTCTGCTAACTGGGCTACGACTGGAACTGGCTCATGGTCTGCTTCATCTGGTGGCTCATTAGATGCTACTCAGTTTCCACTAGCACAAGATACTGCCATATTTCCTGCGGCTACGTATCCCGCATCAGGTATTGCAGCAACCATTAACGCCAATTACAACATTGGCACAATAGATATGTCGTTAAGAACGTCAAATACTATGACGCTGGCAACAGGCTCAACTACACCATTTATTTATGGTAATTGGATAAATGGTACTGGTATTACGTTGTCTGGTACTGGAACGCTTACGTTTTCAGGGAGAACTACACAACAAATTACAAGTTCAAGCGTAACATTTACTCAACCTATCTCAATCAATAGTCCAAGTGGCTCGGTTACTTTACAAGATGCGCTAACAACAGGCACAGGAATAACAACAACACTAACCAACGGCACATTAGCCCTTCAGTCATTTAAATTAAGTACAGGCTTATTTAATTCAAACAACCCCAACACCAGAACGATTGCTTTTGGTACAGGTAATATTGAATGTACTAGCACAGGTACTGTGTGGACTACGGCAACAGTTACAGGATTGACTACAACAGGAACTCAAGTAGTTAACATAACAAGTACAGGCTCTACTGCTATTACTGTAAATAGCGGCGCATTATCGGAAGCAAACTCCATTAGTTTTAACTTTACTGGTGGTACTTATGGACTTGATTTTTTAGCAACAGCACAAACAGCACGTAATGTTGATTTTACTGGTTATGCAGGAAATTGGACTGGACCTTTTTCTGCGGTTATAAATATTTACGGAAACTTTAAACTTTCTTCTGGAATGACTTTATCCGCAAGTGCATTTGCTTTAATTTTTGCAGGTACAAGCGGTACTCAACAGATTACAACCAATGCAAAAACACTAGATTTTCCACTTAACTTTAATGGAGTTGGCGGTGCATTTCAATTACAAGATGCTCTAACAACAGGTTCTTCAAGAAATACTTCTTTAGGTAATGGAACTTTAGATTTAAATGGAAAAACATTAACTGTTGGGCTTTCATTTAATATTGCCACAGGAACAAAGAATCTTACGTTTAATGGTGGAACTTTAGTATGCCCAACAGCCGCCACAACTGCATTTAACAACGCACAACCTACCAACTTCACCACAACCGCAGGTACAGGCACAGGCACGATCTCCATGACTGCCGCAACTGCTAAAACATTTGTGGGTGGTGGCTCTACGTTTAATTGCACACTACAAAACGCTGGTGCTGGCGCATTAACCATAACAGGGTCAAACACATTTACAAGCATTTCTAACTCTGTACAACCGACTACCTTTACATTTACGGCTGGTACAACTACCACAGTAACCAACTGGAACGTCAATGGAACTGCGGGTAACTTGGTGACGATTGGCTCTGCGACTGCCGCAAGCCATACGTTATCAAAGGCAAGCGGTACTGTAAGTTCAGACTATTTGTCTATCAGTAGGTCTACGGCTACTGGTGGGGCTAGTTGGTATGCGGGGGCTAACTCTACCAATGGTGGTAATAACTCAGGGTGGATATTTACCGCCCCACCTAGCGTGACGGCAACAGGCAACTTCTTGGTGTTTTTCTAAAAATGTCTAAAGCAATTGATAAACTACAAACAGAGATGATATTGGCACATCTTGCCAAAAAAAGGAAACCTATGACCCCTGAACTGCAAAAATACTATGAAGACCGCTTTTCCATGATGGCAACAGGGGGTTGGAAGGATTTAATGGAGGATATTGACAACATGATAAATTCGTTGAACAATATTAGTACAATCCCTGATGAAAAAAGCCTACAATTCAAAAAAGGCGAACTTTCTATCCTAGTTTGGCTGAAAACCTTAAGACAGGTCAGCACACAAGCATACGAGGAATTGAATGAAAAGAATGTTTGATTTTGCCTGTGAAAACGGGCATAAAACCGAAAGATTCTGTGATTATGAGGCGCAGAGTTTTAGGTGTGAATGTGGGGAGATAACTTCCCGTGTTCTAAGTGCTCCTGCGATTAAGTTGGAGGGATGGTCAGGGAGTTTCCCTGGGGCGGCAAGTAAATTTGATCGCATCCATCGTGAAAAATTAGCGGCAGAGCAAAAAGCGAACTCATAAACAAGATGTTGTCGAGTTCATGTGTATCTCCTAGAACCCATTAGTGGCAGGAAAAGGAAACAGTATGTTGATTGACCATGAAGACGAG